CCCTCCCTGGCTAAGCCAGATCAGCCCTTAGTAGGGCTGTACCCACCTGTATCTAAGTGCGACGGATACAGGACGTCCCGAGTACTGAAGGTGTTCTCCAAGAATAGGAGAAGCTTCATACGCAAATATGCGTTTGAGCGGCTCTTTCTTGAGGAAAAACTTCATCAAGGCACCATAATCACCTAATGGTGATGATCGTGACTTTTCAACCTGTACAAGTCCTTTAACCAAAGGCTTGTGCAGAGTTGAACTTAGTTTCGTATAGCGGTACATTTCTGTAACACTATGCAAACCAAGGACACCAGCGCGTGAACCAACATAAGGAAGTAGTACAAGCTTCCTTACGCAGTTCTCGATGTATCTACTACTTTTCCACAGACCAACCTTATACAGTTGGTTTGCAAGAGAGACAGCGGATACAATGCTGGTGGTACTCTCGCGTGACTCTGGAAGCATATTGCGAAAATAAACAGGGGTTACCCGTTTACCAGCATATGCATCCATACCGCAGGACTCTCTGAACTTTCCAGTCCAGAAAGACTTGCTAGTGTTTACTCGAAGACCAAAATCTTCGAGCTCACGGGCCACGCTTGGCGCAAAGTTTGTGGGAACAATAATATCATCCCCATAAACACGCACACGCTTTAAGTATCGTTTTATCGATCTTAAAGTGACACGCGCAGAGTCAGCTCTATGTAGTGCCGATAGAATTATGGTAAGAAAAACCATTGATTCTATTGGAAAACATAGTGCCGAACCCATAGACGCGAACTTGGAAAGGGGAATAACCCCAAATCCAGGAACGTCTGCAGTTGTCGAACGACATGCTTGGATGGCTCCTGATAAATCAGGAACCGTCTTCAGCATGCGTAAAACAAGCAGATTGGAGACACGATCACTAGCTTCAGAAAGATCAAGAGTAGCAAACTTTTGATCTTCTGATGCAGTGAGTGCACGAACTTGATTGATTGATTGATCAGTAAAACCGATCGAATCACCAAGAATTTGGTTTCTTTCAAGCAAGGGTACTAGGACTTCGAGTAGAGCTTGCTGACAATATTGCATTGCAACAGGCTCTATAGCAATAATCCTAGGTGTCTTCATCGTTTTAGGTACAGTGATAACCCGTACGGGTATCTCTGCATCGGGTTCAACGAAGTCGATACTTTCAAGCTCATCTATAAAATTCCAATTTGGAATTGCATAGGTATCGGCAGGAAAGTATTCAGCTAGTCTAGCAGGCCATGTGTCTATGGTGTACTTTCGGTTGGCAATAATGCCTTCCGAGGTTGCTCCTGGACCATGGTGGGGGACGTAATGTCCACCATCCTGTAAGTGGGTGTTAACATTTTGTAAAACATTACCCCACAAAAGATCAGCAATAGTACCGAAATCATCCAAAAGATGGTTAGGGAGACTATTACTGACAGACTCGACTTCGTGCTCACAGTTGACATAATTACTGAATGCCTTCTTATTTCTTGCTTCAGTGCAAGGTAAGTTAATTTTCTTAAACGTCATACAAATATGGCGCAGAAAGAAAATGGCATCCAGTGATGGACTGTCAACGATCTTACGCGTACCAGTGTCAAAGATTTGGCCAACCATACCTGAAAATAATTTCGGGATTGGTTGTGACTTAGAGATCTTACTAAAACCTCTAAAGTCATCAGGGTCAATGAACCCCCTATCTAAAGCTCGCTCGAGAGAGTTTGCAAAGGTAGGGAGAGTTATCGTTAGAAACGATAACCCTTCATCTTTGACACGATCCGTGATTGTTTTAAAATCACGGAGGGTGCAAACGCCACACCACGTACTCGCATCTGCGAGTACGCATCGAAGGTAACCCATAAGGCTTTTCATCAATACCTCCTAGATAGGGGGTGGTTGAATCCGTAGCCAATATGGAAGATAGATTACCAACTAGGAGTTGAGCCTATTACGACTCACCACCCAGTATAGAGGTAACCTTGGCACCAGAGCTAGCAGTAAGATACGCAGTAAGCGCATCTACGATCTGCTTAGCTTCCGCTACAGTAAAGCCCGTAACGGGAGTGTCGATAACCAGATAAGCACTCATAGAGTACTTAACATTGGTCGAAGAAATCAAAGGATCCGCAGCGATTTTAGAAAAATCGAGGCGGGCAGTCCTACGAGTTCTCGTTCCATACTGGTGGGCGATGGAAAGTTTAACCAATCCATCGTCCTTCTGATACTGCGAGGTATTCACCCCACGAGCAATCGCGGGAAGAGACTGAGCAACAGAATTGATCGTCACTGACTGGGGATCTGCCAACATGGCGGGTTCCTATCTACTATTTGAGAGGTTTACCGTCTCACGACGGGGCTGGGTAATACCAGTTACCGATCAAGCCTTTGATGCAGCTAGAGCGGCGATGATGGCTCCCTGTCTGGCAGTAGCCGTACCAGGGTTCCACCCAAAGCCAAATGGACTAGCAGTATCGCGCGTTTTCGTGTATGATGTGATCTCAACTTTCGGTGTAACAACCGACTGATTGCGAAGCACTACACGCCTTGTGCGTACTGTTTTGGTTTCCACATGCAACATGGCATAGCCATAATGCAAAATCAGTCCGTCTTGGATAAAGTTAGAAAAATTCCTAACATTGTCTCCAATATTGACGCACCAATCCGCCAACCATGACCAGGGAGTTAACTCCCAAAGCATGGAAGGCGTTACTTCAATCCCGTAGAGAATTCTTAGCATAGCTAGGTTTTCTCTAACCTCGTCACGAAAGTCCCCATCAGCCTTTGCAGGCGGAGGAAGGAAATAAGTGAAGGATCCGGAGAACCATCCCTTCGTATGAGAGGAGACGTCTTCGGTTACAGTTGAGAAATTACTGCCATACATCTGAGTTACCTCAGCTGGATAGCCGTAAGTGAAATTCTCATTAAACTGTGTTGAAGTAGTGGAACCATCATTCAATAATGTACCATGCCGTCTTACATTTCTCCCCGAATTTCTACGGAGACGATCTGATTTCTCTTTATGATGCCGTAAAGCATTATAAAAGTCTTTCAGATCATGAAAGAACGGTAACCACCCGAAAGTAAAGTTGAGATATTCATTTCCACTTTGCTGAAGAATATTCCGGTTACGCATCTTTCGAGGCGTAGCTGAAAATAACCTTCTTGCGGTTTCTTGAAGATTCCGCAAATCGGGGAGACTGGGCGCTTGATGAAGCTCGGCAATTGCTTGACCGAGTCCAGCTTGCGGTGTAGTCGGGGAGAAGGTAGCGATACCTTTTGTCCCTAACGCAGTCATGGTTGAAGCAGGAGGTGCGACTGGAAGAGCAAGGCTGGTAGCCGAGCTCAGGTCAACAAAGATTAAAGAGTCGAAAACCCTACGAATAGGGCCAGCGCCTCCTTGATCATAGAAACCGTGCATTGGATAATGTTGGACACTTACCTTACGTGTAAGAAAAGGTCCGCCAGATTTCCAATTACCAGCTTTGTTTTTCGAATGGCTCTCACTAAACGTCTCTTGACGTATAGATTGAGTTCTAGGAAAATACCACTGGTAGAACGGATCGGTGATAATCAAACGTGATTGTCCGATACGATTCCACGGAGTCCACTCCGACTGTGTCTTAATGGTCATTATGAGTCCATCTAGCAAAGAAGATAACTTATGTTATCTGGTGTTGGGTTGCACCCGGGGTCCCTTAC